CGGAACAGACATTCGACAGGGTGTTATTCTAATGTGCAGTCAAGACTTCCAATATCAGACTTGGACAGTTGAGGGTGCCGAATGGGATTTGTGGACCGAACGTTGGTTGAAAAGAGTAGAACAGTATTATAATCTTAGCTAAATATAAAATATAGATAGGACGAAAATATGGCTGTTACTCAAATTTCCAAAATACAAATTCGCAGAGGATTGCAGGAAAATTTACCACAACTAGCAAGTGCTGAACTAGGTTGGTCAATTGATGAACAACGATTGTTTATTGGGAATGGCACATTGGCTGAGGGCGCACCTGTAGTCGGTATGACCGAAATCCTTACTACTCAAACTATATATAGTGAGTTAGCCCTTATTGAAGCATTACAAGGTAATGTTGCTAACATGACAGCAAACATTACTTCTATTCAGTCTGAACTTAATAGTTTAGAAGCAAATGTTGCATTGCATACATTTACATTTCCAGGCAATACACTAGTTGCTGCTAATACTACTATAACATTCGAATCACTTTCTTCTCGCACAATTGATTATACTATTATTCGTGGCTCAACTTCACGAGTTGGTACACTTAAAGTCACTGAGCTGTTAGGCACATCATTGTACGAAGATGATTATGTTGAAACAGCTGACACCGGAGTTGTATTAGGATTTCAAAGCGATGTTAATGCAGCGATATTAACCTATACTACAACTAGTGGTGTCGATGCTACATTTAACTATTATATAAAGACATTTATCTAATATAAAACTTGCAAAAAGTTGAAATATTATGTACACTGTATAGTATAAGTAAATACAACACAACAATCAACAATACAAATTTAGAGCAGTACTAAATTACGAGGTTATCAAATTGAGTATCATTCAAGTAATAAAACGTAGCGGTAGCCGTGCCCCACTAGCAGTAGATAAATGGCAAGCCCAGATCACAAAGGTCTGTGCTGGAATTGCAGATGTAAGTCAGAGTATGATTGAGATCAAAGCACAGCCGCATTTTTATGATGGTATTAGCACACGTGAAATTGATGAAATTACACTTCGTGCTATTGTCGATCTTATTGACATTGAACACAATCCAGATATCGGGCATACTAATTATCAATATGTAGCAGGCAAACAACGCCTAAGCATGTTACGCAAAGACGTCTACGGTGATTATGAAGTTCCTCGTTTATACGAAATTGTTAAAAAGAATGTAGCAACCGGATTGTACACATCAGAACTACTTGATTGGTATAGTGAAGAAGAATGGGACAAGATGGATTCTTTTGTCGACCACACCAAAGATGAAACATATTCATATGCGGCCATTGAGCAACTAATTGAAAAATACCTTGTACGCAATCGTGCAACTAAACAAATTTACGAAACTCCGCAGATACGTTACATAGTCGCCGCAGCCACCGTCTTTCATAAAGAAGAACCTGGTAACGCACGTATGCGTTTTATCAAAGAATACTACACCTGCGCTAGTGACAGTTTGTTTACCCTAGCAACGCCTGTTCTCGCCGGCCTAGGCACACCAACTAAACAATTTAGTTCATGTGTATTGATCAAAGCGGACGACGACCTAGACAGTATATTTGCATCAGGTGAAATGATGGCCAAGTATGCTAGTAAACGTGCTGGCATTGGTTTAGAAATCGGTCGCTTACGTAGTTTAGGATCACCTATACGTGGCGGCGAAATACAACATACGGGTATGATTCCATTCTTGAAGAAATGGTTTGGTGATCTACGTAGTTGTAGTCAAGGCGGCATTCGTAATGCTAGTGCTACTGTATTCTATCCAATTTGGCATCATCAGTTTGATGATCTTATTGTACTTAAAAATAATCAAGGTACAGATGAAACACGTGTCCGTCATATGGACTATGGCGTAGTATTATCTAGCTTCTTCTGGCGCAGATTTAAAAACAAAGAAATGATTACATTCTTTGATCCTAATGAAGTACCTGACTTATACGAAGCCTTCTACAGTAACACTGAATTGTTTGAAGAACTTTATGTTAAGTACGAGAAACAAAAAAATCTACGTAAGAAAACAATGTCAGCTGAAGAAGTATTCAAAGGCGGCATTTTAAAAGAACGTACAGATACAGGACGTATCTATCTAGTGTTTATTGATAACGTTATGAAGCAAGGACCATTTGATCCAGAATATCATACCATCTATCAAAGTAATCTGTGTTGCGAGATTTTACTACCCACTAAGCCATTCAAACGCTTAGATGATCCAACTGGTCGCATTGCCCTGTGTACACTTGGTAGTATAAATTGGGGTGCTTTCCGCAATCCAGAAGACATGCGTCGTGCTTGCCGTATCCTGCAACGTAGTTTATGTAACATTTTGGACTATCAAGATTTCTTAAGCATACAAAGCCAATTGTCAAACGATGAGCTACAACCCTTGGGTATTGGTATTACTAACTTGGCCTATTGGCATGCTAAACGTAGTTTACAATACGGCGATAGCGATGCCCTACAAGAAGTTAAAAGTTGGATGGAACATCAAGCATTCTACTTAACAGAAGCCACAGTCGAACTTGCTAAAGAACGTGGCCCATGTTTAGATTCTGCAAAAACACGTTACGGTCAAGGACAGTTTCCTTGGGAGAATCGTGCAGATGGTGTTAATGAACTTGCTGACTTTACACCAGAACTTGATTGGGAACAACTACGTAGTGATATGAGATCATATGGTGTACGCAATGCTACCTTAATGGCTATTGCTCCTGTAGAGTCAAGCAGTGTTGTTATTAACTCAACCAATGGTATTGAAATGCCTATGAGTTTAATTTCAGTTAAAGAATCAAAAGCTGGCTCATTCACACAGGTTGTTCCGGAATATCATAAGTTAAAGAATAAATATCAACTCATGTGGGAACAAAAAGATTGTTCAGCATACTTAAAAACTGCGGCAGTACTAGCGGCCTATGTGGATCAAAGTATCAGCACTAACACATTTTACAATCCGGCACACTTTGCGGATCGTAAGGTGCCCACTACATTGATTGCTAAGAATTTAATGCAGGCACAGCTATGGGGCATTAAAACATTCTACTATAGCTTGATTAATAAACAAGGTAGTAAGATGGTTGCAGAAGTAGCGCCAACAATGGCACCAATAGATTATGATGATGAAGAGGGCTGCGAAAGCTGCAAATTATAAATGAGTAAAGCACAGTATAACCTAAGTAAGCCAACTAACTATCTACAACGTAAGATGTTTTTGGATCCGGCAGGTCCAGTAACAGTGCAACGCTTTGAAGAAGTTAAGTATAACAAGATTGCAGATTATGAAGCTACAGCACGTGGTTTCTTTTGGCAACCAGAAGAGATTAGCCTAAGTAAAGATGCCAATGATTTTAAAAGTGCCAGCGATGCAGTCAAACATATCTTTACTAGTAACTTGTTACGTCAAACAGCTTTAGATAGTCTGCAAGGTCGCGCACCTAATCAAGTATTTGGCCCAGTAGTAAGTTTACCAGAGCTAGAAGCACTTATTAGTAATTGGAGTTTCTTTGAAACTAACATTCACAGTAAGAGCTACAGCCACATTATTCGTAATATCTATAATGTGCCTAAAGATGTGTTTAATACAATTCATGATACACAAGAAATTGTCAGCATGGCATCAACCATTGGCAACTACTATGACAAATTGCATGTGATTAACTGTCAAGCTGAACTCGGCATTAAAGTTAGCGAAACAGAACATATTAAAGCTATTTGGCTAGCCCTACATGCTAGTTACGGCCTAGAAGCATTCCGCTTTATGGTATCATTTGCCACAAGTTTGGCTATGGTGGAAAATCGTATCTTTATTGGTAATGGTAATATTATCAGTTTAATTCTACAAGATGAATTACTACACAAAGAATGGACAGCGTTCTTGATCAATCAAGTGATTAAAGAAGATCCACGCTTTGCTGCTATTAAACAAGAATGCGAAGCTGAGGTGTATCAAATGTACCTAGACGTTATTTGCGAAGAGAAAGCATGGGCCGATTATTTGTTCAAAATGGGCCCAGTTATTGGTTTAAACGCTAACATCTTGAAAGATTTTGTTGATTATACCGCCGTAGATGCACTAAAACAAATCGGTATACGTTACACTAGCCCTGCGCCTAAATCAACTCCGATTCCTTGGTTTAATAAGCACAGTGATACCAGTAAAAAACAAACAGCCTTACAAGAGTCCGAATCAACTAACTACGTAATTGGCGTAATGAGTGATGAGATGAACTACGACGAATTACCTACACTATAATAAAAGGAGCCAATATGTTAACTGTGTATTCAAAAGATTCTTGCCCATTCTGTGAGCAAGCAAAGAATTTATTAACAATGAAAAAGATTGCGTTTGAAGTAATTAAAATTGATGAAGATTTAGACGCACGCGAGTTTATTATGAGTGAAGGGCATCGTACAGTGCCACAAATTTATCAAGACGGTAAACTGTTTGTATCGGGTGGCTATCAAGGCCTACAAAAATTAACCAATGAACAACTAAACGAAATGTTAGGGGAAACAAGTGCTAGTAACTAATAAGTACGACAAGGATACACTAGTATCATTTAAATTAGTAAATGGTGATGAAGTTATTGCTAAGGTATTAGAAGAAACTGCCGATGAATTCATTGTATCTAAACCAATGATTGTAGTGCCAAGCCCACAGGGTATTGGCTTGATGCAGAGCCTATTTACATCTGAGTTAAATAAGAGTATACACATTGATAGACGTCATGTTATGCTACATGCACAAACAAGTGGCGCATTAGTAAACCACTATATACAAACAACAACAGGTATTGAGCCAGCTGGCGCTGGTGGTATTATAACTTAGGATTAGGCATGTCGGAGACAGAAACAACTAGTTTTGTATTTGATCCAGAACAATCAACTTATATTTTGTTTATGGAAAAATCACAGTCAGAGTCTAATTTAGAAATAACTGACTGGGATCGTAGATTAATTCATCCAACTGCCAACGAATTAAAAATTTTTAATTTCCTTGATAATCATAAAAGAACATTAGTTGTATATATGCAGGATCATTATGACGAATATGATCATAATGATCCTACTGTAGCATTGGCTACGTGTATTTGTAATTTACCTGATCCTAAAATTGCCGGCTGGCCTAAATTTTATAATAATTGGGAATTTGTAGCAGCAGGCAACGATATATTATCGTTAGATTTATCAAAATTATAACTTAGGAACAAGCATGGCAGAACATGATATTAGTTTAGTAACTGCAAAAGCAGGCACAGTTATAGCAGAGAACATGAAAGTTTCTCTGGCCACCGCTGCCGGAGCACTTACTCCTAGTACCATTACTGCCATGGTTGGGATTCACAACGGTACGGCATTGAAACTTCCTCAAAGTGTAACTGACGTAGTGAATAAATTAACACCGATTGCAGGCAATATATTACATCCGTTTCATATTGAGGCAAACACCGCACTTACAAATTTAACATCGTTGCACACCGGCATGGGGTTTGGCTCAACACCTAATCATGCGGCATTTGGTCAAGTATTAAATCAAACGCAGGGACACATTGCCGACTCACAAGAATTAAAAAAAGCAACTGATTTTATATCAAATACATCATTTAGTGATTACGGCACCGGCATTACTAACATGAGTTCGATGACTACCCAGGGATTAGATGGCGCACTTGGTGATTTAGGCAATGTGTCAAAAGCATTTACTGCTGCTGGACCAGCATTTGATTTAAAGGATATGTCGAAGTTTGGTACATCAGCTGGACTTATTGATAAATTAAACAGTGTAAAATTAGGCAACGCCAGTGGAATAAATGGTGCAATTGCTGGTGCCGGCTTAGATTTAAGTATGCCTGAACACACAGCGCAGGTTGATAAAATCATGGGTTCTATCACTGATCCTAAAGTTATATCTACTGTTACTGAACAACTGAACATTAGCCCGGGTGGATCTATTGCAAATCTTAAAGATCTAACTGATCTAAGTAAACTAGCACCATCTGGTTCCGGTTTAACTGCGGCTAATTTACCTGACATGAGCGCAATGGCCAGCAAGTTTAGCGATATGGGTGCAAAATTCTCAAGCCCGGCAGCTGCGGCAGGTATGTGTAGTGCTATTGAAATACCATCTGTTCCTAACTTAGAAGCATCGGCACCGTCACTGAGTGGATTAATGAGCGGTATGTCATCTAACATTAATTCGATGGTATCGGGTGGATTACCAATAACAGGCAGTGTACCAAGTATGACAGATTTTATGCAACATGTATCAGGCGGTCCAGCTATCGATGCATTTAATAGCGCAAGTATAGATGCTAATTCTATTGCGGCACTTAATACATCAATAACACAAACATCATCTGCATTTACTAATATAGGAATTGATTTATCTGCACCGCCATTACCAAGTCTAGGAAGTTCAATGAGCTTTGCTACAAGCCTACATAAAATAGGTGCTGATACGTCTGGATCCGGAATTACCGATACACTTAAAAACATGGTAAATCCCGATACTACTGGTGGCGATGCTATTGTAGCAAGTCTAGCAGAAGGTAAAAACAAATCTTTAATGATGGCACAGGGCATAGCTCCATTAAAATTCGGCGGCTAGATAGTCACTATACTTCAACAAAAACATAGTCTGTAATTGATCATCCCAAAAGTCTAAACGTATACTATTATCCCACCCGCTTTCGTTAGCATAATCTCTATGCTCACGTATAGTAAAACCTAGAGTATCTCTTAGTCGCCAGCTGATCAATACTGTAGCCTGACCGTAATCTTCTACAATCTTAGCTTTTAGTTTTAGCCATTGCCAATTATTAATTGCTAGGGTTTTAGCCATTATTTTGCAAACCTTAATGCAAATGCAGTGGCATCTCGACCATGCTTGAAATGAAAACTCCAAAAGCCGTACCACTCAAACATATACCAAACATCGCTATTGTCTAACCATCTTTCACCGGGCTCAATTTGACCTGTACCTATATGTTGTTCACACCAAGTGGTCAATGGAATAACACCTTGAGGAAATAAATCAAGTTGACTGGGTCGAGGTCTGGTGATTTCAATTACAGTCCACCCTTCTTCCTGCAGGATTCGTTTTACTTTATGACGTTCTGCCGGTACAGTTCTCATGCCCATCTCAATACAAATAAAGTTAATTGTTCATCAGTTTCGAATTCCAAAGTCATGCCCTGTTGATGTAATCTGCCCCTGGGCAAGTTATCATCCATCCATGTGTAGATTTCTGGTTCATGCTTTAGCCAATAACTAATATCAGCAATAACAAGATAGTGCCATGGCATTTCATCATCAAACGGACCCGAGGCTATAAACCTACGTCCGTTAGCACCGTCTAGTAAACTCATTTAATAATATACCGATCGATTATCTCTAATACACGTTTACGATCTTTACACTCCCACAATTCTTGCCATTGCATATAACCAAGGTCACCATCATCTTCCATACTACGACTGATCTTAGGATAGGTGTTAATAACTGCCTGCCCGAGACGATAGTGTGGATTTTTAATTAAGTCAAATATGAACTCTTGTTCAAATTTCTCAAACTCCTGCATGGTTATTTTCATCTATCCGCCAAACTTTAATAAAAACATTGTAGCCCACTGTTCATCTTCAATTTCGATAATTCTATCATTATTGAAATACCACCATCCATATCCACCTGTTTGGTTATGCAGAACATACTTACGTTCTCCTACGTTTTGTTCTAACCATGTAACCCGGTCTTGAATATTTCCGTAACTTAAATGTCTTATGCTAATCTTCATTTAGTAAAAACGTAGACGCCCTCAAACTTTTCACGCCCAGCAGTCTTATCGTTTCCTACCCCTGGGCGAGTATTAAGCATCATCTTAATCGTACCTGAATGTTTAAAGCCTAACTTCTCAGCAGTAGCAATCCAACGTTCGCATACAAAGTATTCTTTATTACCATATGACTTGTAGTCTGCAATGTTGGTAGCAAATACACCATCACTGTTTAGGCCTTTGTGTATATTTTTCATAGTAGGCACAACATAGCCCTCAAACCATTCATCTAATGTGGTATAACGAACCATGCACTGTGTTGGTTCATCACTATACTTCTCTAAGTTAAAGTATGGTGGACTACTAAATGCTAAGTCAATATCCTCAGGTTCATATTCTTCACTAACTGCCTGTGTGATCAAACCCCTGTTACCAACTGCCTGTTCTATTAACTCGCTCAGGTATGTTAAGTGCTTGACTGTTTCTGTGTTAGGGTCAATACATTGGTAGTTATAACGCATGTTACTAGTTGTTATACCCAGCATGCGTCCGCCATAGCCCGCACTGTAGTCATAGACATTGCCCCATAGTACAGGGCATAAGTGTTCTACGATAGCACGTGCATTTAGACTCTTAAAGTTCTGTACATTCTCACCTGTGACTAACTCCAAAGCACGACGCAGTGCAGTTGGGCTAACTAGATTGTTACCTTCTCTGTATTCAAAGCATAAATTGATAGCACGACGTAATTTTGCATCATTTAAGAAACGATCTTTAAGACTATTACTGCCACGACCTTTGGGTTCAGCAGTCATCATATTTGGGAACAAGAATCTATTAATACCCTGTCCTTGATTGTTGCCTAAGTTGATAACATTATTCTTAACACTATTTGTAACAGTCTCAGACAAATCTTTAATAGCAGCTATTAATCCTTCTTCTGTGTAATAAACAATCGGCGTAATGTTAATGCTACGATAGATGTCAAACACCTGCTGTACCGTTGCTTCTGGATCTTTAAGATACTGTTCTTTTGTATAGGTGTCTAATTTATCCTGCACTGATTCGTAGCAGGTAAACTGCGGTTGAGTTGCGTACTTCGCCACTCCCCAAATATTATGTAAATTATCTATCATTTAAACTGTTCTTATATAATTCTACAAATGTAGTTTCCCAATTTGTATTTCTAATTTTATCAAGACTGGCTAGATAATCCATCCAGTCGTTGTTTGGTTCTATCTTAGATGAAACATAATTTCTCAATGATGTGACCCAGTAAAATTTATCAGTGTTAAGTAATGCTAGCTCATCTAGATATGATTGTCTTAAATGTGCACCGGCATATTTAATATCTAATTCTCCATTTACTGTATGTACGTGGAATTGTGTAGCGACATCAAAATTAGCTATATTAATACTACACCAATCAATACATTCGCGCAGGCCAAAGATATTATGAAGACCAACGGTGTAGGCTACATTAATTTTAAGATTAGGTAAACAATTATTCAATTTGATAATATTATTACTTACTTGTTCCCATACTAACGGATTTCTAATATATTCAAACTGTTCGTTTATACCATCGATACTAAATGACAACGTAACTTCTTTGGCAGTACTCCATAATTGTAACACATCATTGGTAGGATAGCAAGATCCGTTTGTATTGTATGATATAGTTACTTCATTGATATTTTGTAATTGTGTTAATACAGAAACATGGTCATTTGTTAAAAGCGGCTCTCCGCCATTGAAGTAAATGTTTTTAATATGGGCTAATTCTAACCCAGTAAGTTGATTCTGTTGTTTATCTATATCGATAATTGTTTCTATACTATCGAATTCTAATAATCGTGCATCGTGAATCCATGCACTAGAAAAATGTGGTCCACAAATAATACATTTGGCATTGCATATTGGTAATGTATTATATTCTAAACTTATTAATTTAGGAACATCGGGGGTTTGGTCAATTTGATTATTTCTATAATAATCTATAGCTACTTGTCGTTTACTTTCGCCACCTATATCTTCAAGAGTCCAACAACTTTGACATTGTGGAGCACGTTGTCCACTAAGTGATAAATCTCTAATTAAATTAAGATGTTCATTTTGTATAAAATCAATAGGTTGATTTGATACCTTATCTTTTGTAGCAATACAGCACGGAGATAGTTGATAATACTCATCGCGAGTTCTCTCAACGTAGACACCATGAAAAATCAATGGACAATATGTTTTTGAATTTATATCTATCATGCCCACCTCAAAGCAAACATTGTAGCCTGCATAGGATCTCTAAAATTAAATTCAATTGTACTCCATCTACTATTAGCGTACCACTCACGCAGATCACTGGGTAATTTAAATGTGTCAACACACCATTTATATTCTGCAAGTTGAGTCAGGTCACTGTCAACTGCATGTTGCTGTCTAGATAATTGTATGCGTGTGTACATTATTCGTGCTTTAGATAAAAATAAGTTATGTATTCTTCTGCTTCTTGTCGCCGACGCAGATCCCAGTGCCATGTATCGTAGCTCATACGCTTTACACCCTGGCGCCCATCAAGTTCTTTGGCCATATCCGTGACAATAACGTCCCACTTCAGTTCAAACTGATTAGGCTCATGTGCTATATACATCACTAGGTGTCCACCATCTTGTTCTAATAGGATTTTCATACTGTTATTATATACTCTTATAACTCAAAAGTCAATGGAATATTTTGGTTGACTTTTTGGTCCAATGACTGTATAATAGCACTTATACACTAAAGCAATGGAGCACACAATGACATACACATTTGATGAAAACTTAGTTAGCGACCTACACAAAGATGCTCGTGGTTCACGCCCAGATGAATACTTTTGGGAAGAGTGGACCAACATTGATGCGGCCGGTAAACAGTCGATTTGGGAACGTTTATTAAGTGAACTTGATGTTGCTATCGTTGAAGAACAAACCCGTGAACAATTAGCAATTGATAGCTTTGAAAAGCATGTTGTTTCATTGGAGTCAATTAGTAACTCACGTAAACAATCTATTAGATGGATTGTTGAAGGTTTGACTCTTACAGACTCGGATAAAATGTACGGTGGTGATTATATCTGTTACAAGTTAGGTCTACCATACAGTTATGCTAAAGAATTTGATGAAGTATTGCAGGAATTGGCACTTTTTGGTTGACTTTTTGGTAAAATGACTGTATAATGCTATACATACACTAACAACACAGGAGCAATAAATGAACGCTAAACAAATTACTACTGCTTTAATTCAAGGTACTTTTACCAACGAAGAATTAGCCAGTAT